AACACCAATCACATTTAATGAATGTTGGGATGCAGTAAAAGATATGCCACTAGATCAAGCTAGAGAGTTAATCAATGCAAAATTTGCAGAGCGCAACGAAATGGAAGAGGCTGCACGAGCAAGCATCACAAATGAACCAATTGAAACAATCGAAGTTGTAGAAACAAAAACTGGTTTAACAGTTACTGTTTATGACTTAACCGAAGAGGATGCAAAAGATTTAACTGATTTCTTAGAAATGCGTGGTTACAAGTACAAAGAGGTATAGATGGATAGTAGATATATAGCGGTTAAGAGTGTACCGCAATCAGCTTTAAAGCCAATCGAGTTTGGGAAACTCAAAGGTAAGTATGATATTTCACCTCAATGGAGATGGGAAATATTAACTGAAACATATGGTATGTGTGGCATTGGTTGGTATTTTGACATTGTAGAAACAAAAGAAGTACCGGTAGAGGCTACTGGCGAAACAATGCTTTATGTAAAAGTAAATCTATACATTAAAGATGGTAACGAGTGGAGTAAACCAATTCCGGGCTATGGTGGCGATTTCTTAATTCAAAAAGATAAAAATGGTTACCACGGAAATGATGAGGCATTCAAGATGGCGGTTACAGATGCGTTAGGTACTGCAGCAAAAATGATTGGTGTAGGTGCTGATGTATACCGAGGTTTACAAGATACAAAAATTAATGCAGCAGCGGAAAAAGAAAAGAAAGAAAAAGACTTTGACCCTCACAATGCATACGCAATCATCTTGAAGATGGCAAAAGAACATGGGTTAAATGAAGAACAAGTAGCGCACCAATTAACTGAAATGTTTGGTGTTGGTGTGATTGATAACATTACAAGAAATCAAATGTCAAAACTTTATGACTGGGTAAAAGGTTATGAAGTGGACAACAAGTAATATTGAAACACTACGTAGTCCGCTAGGTGTGATGGTAGTGATACCAGCACCACATGACAATGATCTAACACAGATTACTACTGACAAAGAATATACAGTAGAAATTAAACGCAAAACCAAATCAAGAAGTCTAAATGCCAATGCTTATTGCTGGCTTATAGCACAGAAGATTGCAGTTGAATTAAGCAAGAACAGTTACACAACAAAAGAGGATGTGTACAAAAAGGCTATCAAGGACTGTGGACACTTTACATATGTTCCAGTCCGTGAAGATGCCATAGAACGCTATATCCAAATATGGCAAGCACACGGCATCGGATGGATAGCAGAAGATGCTGGCGAGTGTAAAAGTATCAAAGGTTATCACAACATCATGTGTTACCACGGCAGCAGCGTATATAACACAAAAGAGATGGCAAGACTAATTGATTGTCTAACAGATGAATGTGAACAACTAGGTATCAAGTTAGAACCTAGTGAGTACATCCAATCTCTTATAGAGGGGTGGGAGAGTGAACAATCGAAAGAAAAGGGATAACAAATTATATTCAGTAACACGCAAACAAGCCTATGAACGTGATAACGGACAATGCGTTATATGTGGCTACAGGGCAGAACAATGCCACCACATAGTGTTCCGTTCACAAGGCGGTTTGAGTGATTTGAGAAATCTAGCTTGCTTGTGTATGCAATGCCACAATCAAGCACATGGAGTGTTCGCAAAAGAGATACGCAAACACTTATTAGAAGAGGTAGGAAAGAGGACAGATGATTATGAACGAATTAGTAATGATTAGTGCATATGTTGAAAATCGTATTGAGTTTTACAAAGCAGACCAAGGTGAACAAACATTCAATAACAGAATAATTGAAGAACTAAGTGCAATCTATGCGATGGTTAATAGTGTATTGGTTGTAGAAAACGAGAAAGAAGAAATCGCAAAAGTGCTAACTAGAATTGCTATGCTAGGTAAACCTTTGACGGAAGAAGAATTTATCGAAAGTCTAAACAAGGACTAGCCTATGAGCGAACCTAAACGATACTTTTGGTTGAAGTTACATAAAGACTTTTTCCAGAGAAAAGAAATTAAACGATTAAGAAAGATTGCAGGTGGTGATACCTATACAATTATCTATCTCAAAATGTTACTACGTTCAATCATGAGTGATGGAAAACTTTACTTTGACGGACTTGAAGATGATTTTGCATCAGAACTTGCATTAGATCTTGATGAAAAAGAAGAGAATGTACAAATAACAATACAGTACCTACTCAAAAGCGGACTACTTGAAATGTGTTCTGATGAAGAATATTATTTGCCAGATACAAAAGATAGTACAGGGTGTGAAACAGCTGCAGCTAGCAGAATGCGTAAGTGTAGAGCTAAAAAAGATAAGTTGGAGCGTAACAATGTTACACCAATGTTACAAAGTGGTTACGGAGAGATAGAGATAGAGAAAGAGTTAGAGATAGAGAAAGAGTTAGAGATAGAGTTAGATACTAAGGCGAATAAATCACCTACCAAAGCTAAACGCTTTGTTAAACCTACTATTAATGAAATACAAGACTACTGCATTGAAAGAAACAATAATGTAAACGCTGAACATTTCTTTGACTACTACGAAAGCAACGGCTGGAAAGTAGGAAAGAACTCCATGAAAGATTGGAAAGCAGCGGTTAGGACTTGGGAGCGTAGCGAGTACAGAAAATCTAATTCTAAAAAGAATAGCAAGGAAGATGCAATCAACGTAGTAAAGGAGTTGATGGAAGAATATGCAAACGAACAATTTGAGGACAACAACGGCGCTATCGATGTTACAGATAGCGTGGTCTACTGATATTCCAAAAGAACGTATGAAGTTGTATGTATCTATGCTTGCGGATATTAACCCTGTTACATTGGAGCAAGCGGTGGCTAATTTAATAAACCGCAGTAAGTTCTTACCTAGCATTGCAGAAATTAGAGAGGAATGTTCCGCATTAAGTGCCTTTGTAAATGCACATGAGGAACTTCCAACCGCACAAGATGCATGGGAAAGGGTGTATCAAGTAGCACGATCATATGGCTACGAAAAGGGTTTAGATAAATTAGAGGGTTTGACAAAGCAATGTGCCAAAGCAATTTGGAAATCGTTTGACCCTCAAAACGGCGATAATTTCAACGAAACATCATGTAGAGCGCAATTCGTTAAAAACTATGAAGTGCAAGAAATAAGGGAACGTGAGCGATTGAGATTGTCTAATTCGATTAAAGACAATCACTTGCTACTTAAAGCAAGAGAGAAAGCAGAAAAGGAACGAGCGCTACTAAATGCTGGGCAAAAGAAAATCGAAATGACTGCTACAGGTAACTTGGTAGAAGTAGCCAAAGAACCAGTAGATGTAACAAGGATAATCGATAATAGCCAAATATCCGATAAAGGTAAAGCGTTATTGAAAAGTGCCATAGGGGGATAGATGAAACAAAAGCCAAAGGAATTTGAAGTGAGTTGTAATGTGTCATTCAATGTTAGCTTTACAGTACTAGCAATTAGCGAAGAGCAAGCAAGGGTTAAGATTGACAACCTACTAGAAATCATGAGGAATGAGGCAACAGTCGATTGCCACATTCATCCTAGCTACGATGTGTACATTGACGATACAGAGGCATCCTTAAACGGAATGTATTACTACTAGGGGGTTAAATGCTAAGTAAGAAACGAAAGATGGTAATCACTATTGAGATACCTCTAAATGTGGAAACGCAAGAAGAGGCATCTCAACAGATGCAAATGATTTTGAATGCAGATGTAAATACCTTTGAAAGCCTAGAGGAAATCATCAAGGTATACAAAGGCACAATGTGTATCGAGCAAAAGATTTAAGGAGATTGATATATGAATACAGTACAGATTTTAGGTAATTTAGCACGTGATCCTGAAGTGCGTTACACACAAAGTGGAAAGGCAGTTGCAACTTTCACAGTTGCAGCAAGCAATACTTACTTAGATAGTGAGGGGCAAACAAAAGAACAAACCGCTTTCATCAACTGTGTAGCATGGGGAGCGCTAGGCGAAAGTGTAGGCAATTTGAGAAAAGGCAATAGAGCGTTCGTAGAGGGTAGACTTCAAACACGTAGCTATGAAACACAAGATGGACAGAAACGCTACGTAACAGAAGTTGTAGCAAACTTTGTTGGTACATCGCTAATGAATGGTGATGCTGGCACATCTAACTTTGATAGTTTTGAAAACGCAAATCAAGATGAAAACATTCCGTTCTAAGAGGTGATAAAAATGGTTGAACTAACAATTGTTATGAATTGTGGAACAGGCACATATGAAACAAAAACTTTTGAAGATAAAAAAGCATTTGAACGTGCTATACGAAATGTACAAATAGGCAACGAAACAGTAATTACTTTTACTGATGAACGAAAAAGATTTATTTCCGTATCGCCTGCGAATTGCATTATTGAATGTATAGAGTTGAAAAGGTAAATAACAATGCTAGTTAAAGATGAAACAAAATATTGTTGGTGTGAAGATGAAGTAGCTGGTGAACCGAAAGATAGCATTAAAGATGCTATCGAAGATTATTTGGAATACCAAAAAGATTTGTTTGGTATATACGATAGTGATCATGGTTATTTAGGGGAATGTGATATTGAGGAAGTAAGAATTGGAAATCCTTATTACTACGTACCTGAAGTAGATGGTGAACGAGCGATTTGGAATGTGCTTGATTATGACTTGGATGATGAAATTGCAGAATATTCAGACGATTACATGAAAGATGTTAAAAACGAACACATGGACGAATTAAGCGAAGAACTAACAAAAGTATTCCAAGCATGGGAAAAACGGCATGGGTACGAAAACAAATCATGGGTAGTACAAGAAACAAAAACCTATCTTATTGAAGACTACATCAAGGAGTGAGTATTAATATTGAATGCACCATGTAAGGAATGTGAGTACAGAGAAGTGGCTTGCCACGTTAAGTGTCCAGCGTATCGAATGTACAAACGGAAAAGAGAAACGATGCAAGATAACGCAATCAAACAAAATGATGTGTTAGCGTACTTGGGGAATAACGTAAAGAAAGTTAAGCATCGTATGAGAAAAGCAAAGTATGGATGTACTGTGATTGATTGAGGTGAACGGAAAAGAGGATGCATATTTGGGGGTTATTTGATGATGGCAATGGCTGCTATCGTCAAGCGGTAGATGAATATAACGTGAATATGGGGGGGCAACACACGATCACATCAATAGGAATTGGTGATGCGTGTATTAACCAAGACCTTGCAGTTAATATGCTACATAAACCAAACGCATTATGGGAACAGTTGGATAAGCTAGATAGACCTGATGTAATTCTAGCTAGTCCACCATGTGAAAGTTGGAGCGTGGCAAGTGCGATGAAAGGCGGTAACGCTTGTTGGAAACAAGAAAAGGATATGACGATAAACCTATTTGGCGAATATGAACAGGGCAGTAAATTCACAATCAGAAACTATATCGATTATGAAAACTACCAGTTTAAGTATGACAAGTCATTTCTAACACGTATCAATGGTGAGATGTGCATATACAACACATTGAAAATCATTGAAAGGTATAAGCCTAAAGTATTCGTGATTGAAAACCCAGCATATGGGCGGATATGGGAATACATAGCAAATGTAATAGGGTTTGATATTCCATATGAAAACCTAACCTATTACAACAATTATGATTACCCAGTTAAGAAACCAACAAAATTTGGTAGCAATATCGATTTGAAGTTATTGAAAGACGATATAAAAAACACAATTAAATTCAACAAACTAAACACAACTGGTATTAATCGATACAACACTAGGTCGCATATTCCGTTGGAATTAGTGAAAGATATTTTGAAGAGGTGTGGACAGTATGTAGAGGGGTGATGATCATTGCCAATAAATAGTAAGGATAAGGGAAAGCGTGGCGAACGAATGTGGCGTGATGTGTGTAGGTCGCATGGGTTCGACAAAGTCCGTAGAACTGCACAATATTGCGGTAATACAGGTGATGCCAGCGACTGCATCGGACTTCCTAACATACATCAAGAAGTCAAATTCGTTGAAAATCTGAATGTACGTAAAGCATACGAACAGGCGGAACACGATGCAAAAAAAAGTGGTGATATGCCTATAGTAGCTTGGAAAAAAAGCAATAAGCCTTGGTTAGTCGTAATAAGTGCGGATGATTTCTTCCGTATATACAAAGAAAGCGAGTGGAGTGAGGAACATAGAACAAATGAAAGTGAAATTAGTTAATGAATACGCACAACTACCAACAAGAGGTAGTGAAGATGCAGCTGGCTTAGACCTATATTGTCCATTTCACATCAAAGTACCTGCGGATAGTCAAAAGAAAATTCCACTAGGAGTGGCGGTAGAGATACCGAAAGGACACATGGGGTTATTAGTGCCACGAAGTAGTATGAGTAAAACACCTCTAAGATGTGCAAATAGCGTAGGTATTATTGATGCTGACTATAGAGGTGAATTGAGTATTGCATATGAAAATGTATCTTGTAGCGATTACATGATATTTAGAGGTGATCGCATCGCACAATTAATCATCGTACCAGTAGCAATGGTCGATGTATTAGAAGTCGATGACTTGAGCCGAACAGAAAGAGGTGCTGGCGGATATGGCAGCACAGGCAAATAAGTTTAATAAATTAATTAACATAAAAGGAGAAATTAACATGAACAACAAATTAGTATTAGCAACAATGGTTATGGCAGCAGTTACAGGTAGTGCATTTGCAAATGGTATTGTGGTAGGTCAAGTAGAACCAAATACTACTGCACCTGTGGTTAGTGGTTACAACTCCGCAGCATTAGGTGTGAATACAGTAGTTACAGGTACTAGCACAATCGTTTTAGGACGAGATGCTAAAGTTAGCGGTAATGATACAACAGTTATCGGTAGTAATAACGGCACAGTAAGTGCGAACCAAACAACAATTATCGGCTACAACAACAAAACAAATAGCGACCAAGAACAAGTGGTAATCGGTGCTAACTCCGAAACCGCAGGCCAGGGCGCAACAGTAGTAGGCACACATGGTAAAGCTACTGCATGGGATGCTTACGCTATTGGTAATAACACAGTAGCAGATAAAAGCAATAGTGTATCGTTGGGTACTAACTCCGTTACAGATGATGCAGTACCTACACAACAAGTAGTATTAAATGGGGTTACTCACGTTTTCGCTGGAGAAAACCCTCAATCTGTAGTGAGCGTAGGTTCTAAAGATAGAGCAGGGTTTGGTGGTGTGAAATACTACAACCGCCAAATTACTAATGTTGCAGCTGGACAAGTTGATGCAGCATCTACAGATGCAGTCAATGGTAGTCAGTTGTACGCTGCCTACGATGAAATCGCATCTATGGGTGCTAAGTTAGTAAAACATGATAAAGATATTAAGTGCTTGAATATCCGAGTAGACCGTAATGTAAACAACATCAAAAATTTAACCGCTAAGGTGGATAACAATTACACAACGATTACTAACTCTATCAACGCTACAAATGAGCGTGTAGGTGCAAATTCTAAAGCTATTCAAGATAATACAGATGCTATCAAAGTAAATGCTGGCAATATCAAAGCAAATACAGATGCTATTAATCGTCATGAAACAGTAATCAACAATCATGCAACGATCATTAATAATCACGAACAACAATTACAATCTCACGAACAAACTTTAGTAGACCATGCAAACGTATTAGAAAATCATGAAAACCGCATCGAAAGTTTAGAACGTGGTATGACACGAAATGTAGAACGTGAAATTGGTAAAGCTGGTGCAGCTAATGCAGCGTTATCCGCATTACACTACTTAGGCTACAACAAAGACGATAAAATGACATTCTCCGTTGGTTATGGTCATTACAAAGGACATAGTGCAGTAGCGTTAGGCGGTTTCTATGCACCAAATGAACACGTAATGTTTAGCGTAGGTGGTACATTAGGTTCTGAAAAAATGGTAAATGCTAGTGTGAACTTCAGATTAGGCAAAGGTTCTGAATATGAGTTGAACCACAAAGGCAAAATTAAAGAACTTGAAACCTTAGTTACTAAATTGGTAGCAGAAGTTGAAACATTGAAAGCGAATAAATAATGTGCAGTCCTAGAAGAATTAATGTGCCACAACGAAAAGGCTATATCCTGTGGATACTAGAGGCAGAACGGCAACGAAAAGAAAAAGAGTTAAAACTACTTACGTATTTTGCCGTAGGTGTGGCGATAGTGCCTTTAGTTTTCATAGTATGTGCGTTACTTTATGTTTTGATTAAGTAAAGGATATGGGCGGTGAAATATCCGCCCTATCATAAGAGGTGAGTATGATGGACTTTGAATTACTATCAGGTGCTTTAACGATAGTGAGTGGTAACGATATTTATAAACCCATTATTGAACATGGAGTAGGCGGTATCTTTGCTAGATATTGTATAAATGGTGTAAACATTGAAATAATGATTAGTATGTTCGATTTGAGGAATGGACGAATATCGTTAGAAGAATATACAAGATTAATACGAAGAAAAGCGATTGGTGAATATATTGATTTTGTTGAGAATAAGCGTAAAGAAGAATGGGATGATGCGTTGAAACAATGGAAAGAAAAGTAAAATGACAAGTTATAGCGGTTATGTTAATCACTCCGACTTTTATATAGCACCTCAAAGCTATCAAAATGCATTTAATTTCTTATGCCAGCTTGCGGTGGAAAGTGAAGAGGATGTGTTTTATATCGGTAAGGTAAGTGAAAATATAGATGATTTTGATTTGTATGATGTAGTTGAATTTAAGTGGAATGAGGATAGAGGAGCGTGGATAGAAAGTGTCTAAACGATATGTGAAAAAGGTTAGTGAAATTCAAGCTATACAATACAACGGCAATAACGCTATGGAAGTAGTTGAATTCGTTGAAGATGTAGTTGGGTGTTATTGGTTTGAGAAGTCATCATTAGAAATCACAACAGAGAATGAAGTGATTGCGTGTTCTATAGGTGATTATATTGTTAAAGATCACAAAGGTAAAATTAAAGTTTATAAGGCAAACGAATTTGAAAAGAATTATAGCGAGGTAGAAGATGATTAGTGATAAACAAGGTAGAGAGTGGTTACTTCAAAAGCTATATGATGATGGCTGGAAATATTATATTAAGAATATCGGTAATACTGCATTTGTAACAACAAAAAGACCAGTTACGAATGATGGTATATTAGATATAAATAGTGGTGGTCATGTAAAGTGTATTAATAACATAAGCAAAATAATGCCACAAATAGAGCGGAATGAAGTGTTAAACATTGCAGAAGAATTAGGTATTGTTGATTGGTCGAAAGTGGCAGTTGATACACCTGTATTAGTAAGTAACGATAATAAAGAATGGATTAAAAGATATTTTGCGAGATACGAAGATGGAAATGTATATTGCTGGCTAAGTGGAAAAACATCATGGACTGCCATTTGTGAACTTTCGATTGGACATTGGGATTACACAAAACTAGCAGAGGTATAAATATATGACATGGTTTATGTTCTTTTGTTTATGGCTTGCAGTTGGTAATACAAACAATGGTTATGCAAATGCAATTATATTTATAGCGTGGTGCGTATTGGTGTATTTGCTAGCTATAAATGGTAATTTTAAAGAGTGAGGTGAAGTGTTTGGGGGAATTAGACGAAAAGCAACTAATAGAAAAAGCGGTTGAGTATCTACAACCTGTTAAGTTAATTGATGTACAAATTGCATCTATCAAAGAAGAAATCAATCAGTTAAGAGCGAACCTTACATCAATAGGTGCGATTGATTACAGTAAGGATAGAGTAACAGGCGGTGGAACTCCGCAAGGGTTAGAGGGTAGCGTAGCAAGATTTCTTGATACAGTCGCAGAACGAGATAAGCGTATTGATGAACTATCAAAACTGAAATGTGATGCGATCACTAAGATAGATGCACTAGATGAAAAGCTAGGGGCAATCATCTTGCGTTATGAGTTTGTACTCAATAATACAACCGAAGATGCGTATAAAATGATTGGGTGTTACTCAACGAAACAGGCGAAGAGATACAAGCAAAAAGCATTATTGGAATTTGGGCGAAAACTTGTCCAGTAATGTCCGTAAATGTCCGTGATTGTCCGTACACCTATAGTTTGCTATTAGGTATAATATATATGTAGAAGTTGCCACTAAGCGACTACTACTCACTCTTTCCTTAGGATAAATCAAACACAACAACAAGCACGCCCATAAAAGAGCGTGCCTTTGTTGTATATGGGCGAAATGGAACGTATAGCGCTAACGGTCGCAGAGTAGCAGCGCAACCATATTTGATTTGGTGAGTGAAACACTATACTTTTTTCTAATTTCAATTTGAAGTATGTGTTAAGACAAAAATTTTATATGTAAATTTATTGCTAACTGATAAGGGTGGGTCGAATATCCTCACAATATATAGCTTAATCCATCAAAATGTTAGTTGTTGGTATTGAGTGTGTAAGTGATTATTGAAAACTAGGTGTGTTTCTATTTTCCAACTTTGTTTTTTATTCATAGTTGAACCTCAAAAGCATAAATTGTCATGTCATCAACAACGCACCTAGTTTTGAGTGATTAATACAAAGAAACAGAATAAAACTATCACATAATGGGGTATATCCACGGCGATATACTCCAATTTTTGTATAAATCTATCATAAAGGGGAGATTATGACGGATGTTTTGTGTTGTAAAAGTAAATGCTTGAACAACAAAAAGGGAGTGTGTACCGCAAAGACAATAGAATATGACGGACTATGTCAAACATATATTACTTGTGGCGGTGCAAGTAAAGGTAATTATGGCTTATGTGTTAGGTCACATGGGAAATTAAAAAGGAAAGGTGGCGAAGTGCTGAAATGATTAAAGCAATCAAACAATTTATTGAAGATAGAAAGCTATTTAAACAAGCAGCCAAGGACTTAAACAATAAAGATCTACAGGCTAAAGCTAAATATGCTTACGAACATCGTGGCGATACAATGATTACACTCATCGATGGTTTAGCTATCGTATGTGCGGTACTAATCTTAATTGGTATTGTGTGGTGTTGGATGTGAATTACCAACCAACGATAAAGAAACTACTTAAAGCATTACAGATGAACGGCAGACGATATGTAGTCGATGTAAGGCAATCATGGAGTAAATATGATAAGCCTTGCAAGATATATATTGTCAGTCGAATGTACACCGAGGAAGAGTACAAACTAACATTCCCTCATAAGTACAAAAAGGGTAAGACCTTTAAACAAGGACAACTCTATAAGAAAGAAAGTGAGTACAGTAGCACCAAGCAACACGAGGTGTTACTTTTTTTAGTTAAGACATATAAAGGTGGTGAGTAACATTGACGAATATAGAAGAATTAGCACAAAAACTAACTAAGAAAGAACGCATATTCGCTGATGAATACGTTAAGACCACCAACGGAACACAAAGCGCAATTACTGCTGGATATTCAGAAAAGACGGCAAGAAGTAAGGGTAGTCAGTTATTAACAAAAATAAACGTGCGCCAATATATAGATGCAGTCATGAACGAACGTAGCAAAGACACAATCGCAACGGCTGATGAAGTGTTGGAATACTTGACTAGGGTTGTGCGTGGCGAAGAAAAAGATGCGTTTGGTTTAGATGTATCTGTTGCCGATAAAACGAAAGCAGCTGAACTCCTAGGTAAACGGCATATGCTATTTACTGATAAGGTGAAACTTGATGCAGAAATAGAGATTGATATATCCGATAGGATGAAACAAGCAAGGGTGAAATCAGATGAAGTACAACAAGGCACAACTGATTGATGCGTTGGGTTCGTTTACTCATGATCCATTAGGCTTTGTATATTTTGCTTTCCCTTGGGGAGAAAAAGGAACACCATTAGAAAACTTTGATGGTCCTGACGAATGGCAGGTTAAGACTTTCAAGAAGATAGGCGAAGAACTACGTAAGGGAAAGTCATTAGCTAAGGCAATACAAATAGCCGTGGCATCAGGTCATGGTATTGGCAAGTCTGCTTTTTCTTCATTGTTGATATTATTTGCTATTGCTACACATGAAAACACACGTGGAGTTGTAACCGCTAATACTGATACACAGTTAAAGTCTAAGACTTGGGCGGAACTTAACAAATGGTACAACTTATTTATAGGTAAAGAGTTATTCACCTATACTGCTACTGCTTTGTTTAGTGCTGATAAACAGTATGAAAAAACATGGCGGATAGATGCTATTCCGTGGAGTGAAAGTAACCCAGAGGCATTCGCAGGTTTGCACAATCAAGGTAACAGAATACTTATCATATTCGATGAGGCATCAGCTATTTCCGATAAGATATGGGAAGTAACAGAGGGTGCATTAACGGATAAGGAAACCGAGATTATATGGTGTGTGTTTGGAAACCCTACACGCAATAGTGGACGTTTTAGAGAATGTTTCAGGAAACATCGTAACTACTGGACTACATATCAAATAGATAGCCGTACTGTTAAAATCTCAAACAAAGCTAAGTTGCAAGAATGGGTTGATATTCATGGTGAGGATAGCGACTTTGTAAAAGTGCGTGTAAGAGGGTTATTCCCTAGTGCATCTGATACACAGTTTATATCCGCAGAAATAGCAGACGAGGCACAGAAACGAGTATACAAAGTTGGACAGTTTAACAACTTACCAACAATCATTGGTGTTGACCCTGCATGGACTGGCGGTGATACGTTAGAAATCGTAATGCGTAATGGCTACTCTATGAAGTGCCTAGCAACTATTGAAAAGAATGATGATGATATGCGAATGGCTAACCTCATTGCCCAATTTGAAGATGAATATAAAGCTGATGCAGTATTTATCGACCAAGGCTACGGAACTGGCATTTATAGTATCGGTAAATCAATGGGTAGGAAATGGCGGTTAGTTGCCTTTGGTGGTAAAGCACCTAATGATATGTATCTCAATATGCGTGCATATATGTGGGGCGAAATGAAAGACTGGCTAAAAGAGGGCGGTTCTATTCCACCTAATGACCAAGGACTATACGATGATATAACAAGTCCTGAGGCTATCATTGATAAGAACGGCAGAATACAACTTGAAAGTAAAAAGGATATGAAAGAACGTGGCTTACCATCTCCGAACAAGGGCGATGCATTAGCCTTGACCTTTGCGTTCAGGGTCAATAAAAAAGTGAATGTAGGGAGTAGGGTTCATGCTAATACCGAGTATGATCCATTTAAACGATAAGGGGTGATTTAATGTGCATGAAGAATAAGATGCCTAACACACCAATGCCAGCACCAGCACCAGCACCAACTGTACAAACGGATGATGCTACTACAACAACTGGTGAAGATTGGTATGCAAAGAAAAAGAAAGGTAAGAAAGGCTTTGAAAGTACTATCTTATCTACGGCAACTGGCACTAAAACAACATTAGGGGGTTAGATATGCAAGGAACTATCCTATCAACGCTTGCTAGACAACCGACAAATGCGATGCCTAAAAAACGTGATTACACGAAAATTAAGGCAAAGTTTAATGCTATGTTCAACAATCGTCAAAAGTACGTTACTAAATGGAAAGACATTAGAGATTATCAACTACCCTTCCTAGGCTTATTTGACGATGAGCAAGACCAATCAAAAGTCTACACCGATAAGATTAATAATGGTGTGGCTTGGGAAAGTTGCCAAATCTTTGCATCAGGTGTAATGAGCGGTATGACACCGCCTAGCCGTAAGTGGTTTAAGTTGACATTAGAGAATACTGACCTAGCAGCTAATAGTGATGTTAGTAAGGTATTAGATGAACGTGAAGAAATACTTTATGCGGTATTTGCTAAATCTAATTTCTATAACGTAGTGCATCAAGCCTATATGGAGTTACCATTTGGGCAAGCACCTATGTCTATCATGCCTGACCCTAAGTTTGGTGTAAGGTTCACATCTTATCCAATCGGTACATATGCATTAGAGTGTGGTAGTAATGGTGAAGTTAATACCTTTGGTAGAAAATATCGCATGACCGCAGACCAGCTTGTTGAAGAGTTTGGTTATGATGCTTGCACCGAACAAGTTAAACGTGAATATGACGATGGCAAAGGTAATGCAACAACTCATGTTGTGTGTTGGTTAGTAACACCTAATAAAGACCGCAATGGGAAATTAGGCAATAAGAATATGCCTTATTCATCCATTTATTGGATAGAGGGGAGTAACTCCGATGAGGTACTAAGACATAGTGGCTTTGAAGAATGGTCTATTCCTATTGCAAGACACACTACACATGATCTAAGCGGTTATGGTAAAGGGTGTGCATGGTTCGCACAGTCAGATGCACAGATGTTACAACTCTTAGAGAAAGACTTAGTAACGGCTATTGAACTGGGTATTAAACCACCTATGAGTGCATCATCTGGTGTTATTGGTAGCGTAAATCTATTTCCGGGCGGTGTAACGGAAGTTGATACTAACGAAAAGGTAGAACCAATCTTTAATGTAGGCATTGATGTTGCGAATGTACAAGCTAAGATACAGTTTGTATCTGAAAGTATTAAACGTGCCTATAGTGCTGACTTATTCTTGATGCTTGATAACCTTGATGCAGGGCAAATGACCGCACGTGAGGTTATGGAGCGTACACAAGAAAAGATGCAACAATTAGGTCCTGTAGTTGAACGCTTACAAAGTGAGTTCTTGAACCCAATCATTGAACGTACTTATGGCATCTTGGATAGAGCTGGAATATTTCCACCGATTGACGATGAAGCAGCGGAAATGCTAAATGGTTTGTATGTGAAGATTGAATACATTTCACCATTAGCACAAGCACAGAAAATGTCATCCTTGGTTAATATTGAACAGTACTATGCGTTCATCATGTCATTAGCACAGGGCAATGCTAACATCGTTCAGAAATTCAACTTTGAAGAGGCAGCTGACATCTATGGTGTAAATCTTGGTGTACCAATTAAGGTTATTCGTTCCAATGATGAGTATAAAGCACTTATGGAAGAACAAGAACAAGCACAACAAGAGCAAGAAGAACAAGCACAAGCATTACAAATGGCACAATTAGCACCTCAAATGGCTGGTGCTGCTAAACAAGCAACAGATGCAGCCAATGATGGAAACCCAGTAATGCAACAATTAATGGGTATGGGGGTGTAGATGAGTAAAACAAAACAAGAATATATTCGTGATCGTGATATTGATGCACTTAACCACGTACTAAGTACTGAACTTGGTAGGTGGTTTTTTTGTAGGCTTTTAGACCGAACCGACATATTGAAACAATCGTTTACTGGTAATTCTGAAACATTCTTTAACGAGGGTAAACGAAAAGTAGGTTTAGCATACATGAATATGCTAGGACAAATTGGTGATGGTGTGGAGGGTGTAAAGAAATATCATCAAGCACAACTGGAATATATCGAACAACAAAAATTATTTGAGGCATTAAAAGAGAAAGGTGAATAAACCACATGGCAGAAGAATTAGAACAAGGCACGAATGATAACACAATGAGTGCGGAAAGTGGTACACCACAAGACACGAATACACAAGAACAACAAGGAACAATCTTAGGTGGTGGTACTGACACAAGCGGTAACCAAGAACCATCTGCAGAACCTGTTGTTTATGATTTCACAAAAGCATTTGAAAGTGGTGAAGTAGACCAAACAATCGCAGATGAGTTTTCTAAAATGCTTAATGGTGTAGGTGCTACGCAAGAGCAGGCGGTAGAGTTAGCTAAATTTGGTAACAAGTATGCTACTGATCTTGTAACTGCTTATGAAGTTAAAAGGCAAGAGGCTTTGGTAGAACAGTATAACAACTACGTAGAACACACAAAAGAGGTATTAGGTAATAAATACGATGAAACTGTAGCTAAGGCAGGCGCAGGTGTAGAAGTAGTAGAAAAATCTATCCCAAACATTCGTGAAATTTTAGCTGAAAATGGTTTAGGAAATCGTGTTGAGTTAATTCAGTTGTTTGCGCAGATCGCTGGCATGGCTGGTGAAGATAGCAATACAAGCAATAGCAAGCCAGCTACAGAAATTACAACTGAACAAGAATTAGCAAATCGAATTTATAAGGATATGTAAAAGGAGATTAATTAATGGCAATCGGAACTATGAACCCAACTATTTTAGACGTTGCAAAACGTATGACAGGTGATGGTAATCTTGACAAAATTGTTGAGATGATGAACCAAACAAACGAAGTTTTAACAGATATGACTATGCTAGAGGGTAACTTACCTACTGGTAATGTATCTACAGTACGAACTGGCTTACCTAAAGTTGCATGGCGTGTGTTTAATGATGGTGTAGAACCTAGTAAATCTGCAACTGCACAAGCTACTGACACTTGCGGTATGCTAGAGGCGTATGCAGTTGTTGACCGTGAATTGGCAAAGATTGCTAACAACGCAAAAGAATTCCGTTTACAAGAAGATCGTGCATTCCTAGAAGCAATGAACCAAGAAATGGCATCCACTCTATTCTATGGTTCTAAAGCAATGCCAGAAAAGTTTGTTGGTTTGACACCACGTTATTCTGACAAAACCGCTAAAAGTGGTGAAAACATTATTGATGCTGGCGGTACTGGTGCGAACTTAACATCTATTTGGCTTGTGGTGTGGAGTCCTAATACAGTACATGGTATTTATCCAAAAGGTTCTAAAGTTGGCTTTGAAATGGAAGATGATGGTGTTGTTGATGTAACAACACCAGAGGGTAAAAAGTATAAAGCATACCAAACACACTACCAATGGAAAAACGGCTTAACTGTTCGTGATTGGAGATATGTGGTTCGCATTGCAAACATTGATGTTACTAAACTTAAAAAGGATGCATCCACTGGTGCTGATTTAATCGACCTAATGATTGATGCAGAAGAAAAAGTGCCTAACCTAGGTATGGGTAGACCAGTTTGGTACATGAATAAAACTGTTCGTGGTTTCTTGCGTAAACAACTTAACGAGGGGCATAAATACCAAACTGCAGCTGGTGAAGAGCCGGGTAAAATTACAGTTGATTTCAATGGTACACCAGTTAGACGAACTGATGCATTGATCATTGGCGAACAACAAGTACGATAATTTAAGGGGGTAACTACTTATGATGTTAGATAAAGATAATACGTTTTTCTTACGTAAAGATATTACTACAAACACAAATTCCGACGTTGTTTATAATGGTGGTGCTGGTAATGCATATGTTGCACCTTGGCTTGTAATTCGCCTTGAAAAAGATGTAACTGGTACACCTTTATTCAATGTGTATACCTCTGATAAAGAAAATATGGCTAATGCAGTTTTACTTCATGGCATTACGTTGCCTGCAAACGCTAAAGCAGGTACAGAGATTGTTACACGTTTAGGACAAGGTGCAAAAGAGTATATCAGAATTAACGCTAACAATATGACTGCTGGCGCTATTTCTGCATTCTTGGTGTTTGATGCGAATACAATTTAATGGGGGTAACTATGTTAGTAACAACTAAAAAGAAAATTTACTTGTGCGATTTTGGTGTTGTTGATGAGGGTGTAGAAATTGATGTTTCTGCAGAAATCATTGAACAGTTTGGTCATGAAACTTTTGATGGTATTCCAGTTGAAGTTGAGGAACCAACAGTAGAACCTACAGAAGAAACAGTAGAACCTACAGAAGAAACAGTAGAACCTACAGAAGAAACAGTAGAGCCTACACCAAACAAACGTGGTAAGAAAGCGAAAGAAACTGCTGAATAATTGAACGAGGGGTGCTTATGCATCCCTCTTTTTTTATAGAAAGGTGGAACAAATGACACCTACTGATATTTGCAATCAAGCATTATCGCTTATCAATGCAGGTCGCATCCGTTCTATGACGGAAGAAACAGAACCTGCTAGACAATGTAGATTGCATTATGATCTAACACGTAGAGTATTGTTAGAGCAGTTTGAATGGAACTTTGCACGTAAGCGTGAACGAGCGGTACTATCTGAACATAAGATTGATGGCTGGGGTTATGTATATGCTTACCCTGAAAAGTGTGTTCGCATCCTTGCGGTTATTCCACAGGGCGATAGATACCGAGCGGAAAAGCAACGTGAATATGATGTATATCTAACTGATAACAATACAAAGTACATCGTATCTGATGTACCATTGATGCACATTGATTATGTGTACGATATTACCGATGCTGATGTAATGAACCCTATATTTGTAAAAGCATTAGTGTGTAAGATGGCATCTGACTTAGCAATGCCATTGACTGGTAATAGTGGTTTATTCGACCAGTCATACAAGTTATATCAAGCAGCATTACAAGAGGCAAAATCTATGAGCGCAAAGGAACGCAGATTAGATATGCCTTATGTATCTAGCTATTTGAAAGCAAGGAGTTGGTGATATGCAACCTATGTATATCGGACAAGTCGCATTTACTACAGGCGAAGTATCGCCTGATGTATCTAGTCGATTTGACTTAGAACAATATAAAAGTGCATTACTACTTGCTGAAAATGCGGTAATTAGACCCTATGGAGCGGTAGCACGTAGGCAAGGTTCACAGTTTATCGGATATGCTAAATACAACGATAAACCTGTTAGACTGTTTGAGTTCACAACCAATAAGAACCAATCATTCATGCTTGAATTTGGTGATAGATATGTTAGGGTGTGGCGAAATGGTGTGTATACAAATGTTGAAGTAGCGACACCATTTGAGGCGGACGTTGTAGGCGAATTAAACTGCATCCAAAGTGGCGATGTAATGTTCATTTGTAGTGGTAAGTACCCTATTCAAACGCTATCACGATATAGTGATACTGACTGGCGGTTGAGTGCTTACAAACTGACTGAACAACCTTACGATGAAATCAACACGGATAATGGACACACATTAACTGTTAATGGTGATACGATCACATCTACAAAAGACCTTTTCACGCAAGATATGGTTGGTAGTGTAATTCAGATTGCATACTATGTGGAGGCGGTACATACACAGATTAGCGGTATCGTTGTAGCGAAAAAAGTCAAACGCTATATGCAACCACAAGGAATAGAAAAGACCTACAACAACATTAATTACAATGTTGAAAGCTACAGTACTGATACAGAACTATCATGGAAATTCACCACTCATGGCACATGGGAGGGTACAGTTAAAATTCAAATCTCTAACAACAATGGGCAGACTTGGAAAGATTACAGAACATACACCTCTAAGAATGACTACAATGTAACTGATACAGGTAAGATAGAGGCTGGAGCAAGGTTAAAATATATCTCCGATATTAAAGGTGGTTCTGTTAATTGCGACTTATCTATTATGCCGTTTACTCAATATGGTATCGTTGAGATTAAAAGCGTAACCGATGCTAAGAACGCAAAGGTTAATGTTCTGAATGGTATTAAAGAGGGTGAACCTAGCCACCAATGGAAGTTAGGCAGTTGGAATAGGGGTAGAGGTTATCCGAAACTATGCACATTCTATCAAGACCGATTTGTAGTTGCTGCCACAGATAGCAAACCTAACTATATTTGGTTTAGCCGTACTGGTGATTACCCTAACTTTGGGGTTGAAAAAGTAGGCGGTACTATCACAGATGATAGCGCAATCACACTACCAGTAATCAACCGCAAGATGTATGAAATCAGACACCTTGTACCAGCTAATGACTTGATTGTTTTAACAAGTGGTAATGAATGGATAGTAGATGGGAGCAAGACTATTACACCTACTAACTGTTATTTGAAAACACAAACACAACGTGGTGCGTTAAAGTGTGAACCACAGTTTATCGGTAATAGATGCGTATTCGTTCAAGAGCGGGGCGGTACTGTTCGTGATATGGGTTACTCTTACGAAAGCGACAATTACACAGGGCAAGACTTAACGCTATTTGTTAAAACATTGGTTAAAGGTCATGTGGCAGTAACGAGTGCATATGCACAAGACCCTGACAGTATTATTTACTACGTTCGAGATGATGGGCAACTCAATTGTTTAACTTATATACCTGAACAAAAGGTGTATGGTTGGTCGCACTTTGTTACAAATGGTAAATACCGATATGTAGAGAGTGTGGCAGAGGGAGAGCAAGACACGATTTATTTTGTAGTAGATCGTGTGATTAATAATAAGATTGTGAAATGTATTGAACGTAGTATTCCGTTGTATACAGAAGATAACTCCGATGTGTTCCTAGATTGCTATGTTAAAGTTGCTAATTCGATTAAGACTGATTACATCAACGCACCTCATCTTGTAGGACAAATGGTAGACATAGTAGTTGATGGACAACAAATGCCATCTAGGGTAGTACCACCAACTGGGGTTATTAAATTAGATGGTAAAGCAAATGTAATTACTATTGGTTTACCTTATACTACTAAAATCAAAATACCTAGCGTTGAGCAACAAATAAACGATGGCACACTACAATGCAGATTGGTAACTATAACACGAGTTGCGTTGCGTTTATATCGTTCGTATGGTGGCAGTGTTGGTAAAACATTTGATGATGTAGATGATTTAATCTTAAAACCTAAATCGCTATTTACTGGTGATACTGTAATAGTATTGCCTAAGATAGCAACTAGCGTTAATACAAATACAGAAATTTGCATAAAGCACTCAAAACCTTTCCCATTTAACCTGTTAGCGGTTACAAGAGAGGTAGAAATTGGCGGTGGTTTCCCAAATGTTCATGGAATGTAATATTTGCCCATCTGAGCACGTTTCTTTAATTCGTGAGTTATACATCAACTTACGTTCGATAGATGCCTTAGAGGTTAAATATATAAATCGAAAAAATTCAAACTACGAAGAAAATGACTTTATTAACGATATTCTTGGGGAAGATTATCAAAGTCGTATTGTTATTGATAATGACAAGCCATTATGTGTGTATGGGGTATCAAAAACTGCACTTAATGGTATGCATTGCATTTACTTTTTGGGGAGTAAAGATTTTGAACGTAGTTTGACATTGCAAAAGCAATTTATAAAAGTTAGTAGAAATATCATTGGGGAATGGCTACAAACTAGGGAAGTACTTTTTAATTACATACACAAAGAAAATTACCGCACCATTAGATGGCTAAAATCTTTAGGTGCGGTTATTCATTACGATATTAACGATGGGGATATGGTTTTATTCACATTGAGAAAGGGGGATGCGAATGTGTAACCCTATTGCATTAACCGCAGCGAGTATGGTTGGTACATTGTTTACTCAACATCAACAGGGTAAGGCACAAGCTGCCATGTACAACCAACAAGCAAGGGTAGCAGAGGCGAACGCACGAATTAGCGATCGCAAGCAAGAACAAATAGCAGACCAAGCCTTGCAAGAACGAGATAAAATGTCCGATAAGATGCGACTTATACAAGGGCAGAATACGGCAGAAACTGGTGCTAGTGGCTTGATGATGGCTGGTACACCATTACAGTTAATGGCTAGTAGCTATGACGAATACAACAAGGATATTCAGAATTGGGAAAACAACAAGAACAACAGTATCTACAATGAATATCTTAATGGCATGAACTATCGCAACGAGGCAAGCACCGCACGTGCAGCGGCAAGTAATGCTAAGAAACAAACTAGAATGGCGATGTTAGGTACGATATTGAGTGGTGCATCTAGTATTTATGGTCTTAAAGGTCAGTATGGCGGTAGTAATATAAAAGCTAATACAAACTATTACACACCAAATGAAAGTGCATTAAAAGCAGCTGGTGTATCAAATGTTAAGTTTGTTACAAGAGGTGCAGTTAGAAATAATAGGTGGGGCATTTAATGAAGTTAGTTAATTACAATGGCGAACAAAAACTAAATACCATAAGCGGTGGTGTTCAAGCTACTGGAAATGAATTAGCGTTTGGCGGTAATCAACAAGGCTTAAAAGGTGTAATTAATGCCATTGATAATATTAACGCACAGATGCAAAAGCGACTTGATGAAGATTTGAATATCGCCTATATGAATGCTGAAACAGATTATAAGAATAGAATATCTTATGAACTGACAAACAAAGAAAGCGGTATTCTTCATAAAGAACTAGATGGTGCTGCTAATGCTACACAACTGTTTAACGAGGCGGAAAGCAATATCAGGCAAGATGTGTTTAATAAGTTGCCTAATAACGATAGATTGCGTGAGCGTTTTCTTCAAATGGTGGAGAAAGACTATCATGCAAATAATATGCGTGTCCAAGTGCATGAGCGTTCAGAACGTGAAAAGTACAAGGATGTAACATTCAATAACAATGTAAAATCATCTGAACAGATAGCGGTACTAGGCTATAACAACCCTAACATTGTATCTAATTCACTAAGCACCATTAAGAGTAGCATTGAAACTATGTATGGTGAACGTGGCGAAGAGTTTGTAAAAGCTAAATATCAAGAAGTAGCTGATAGAGTAGGCGCTGCAATTATTGATGAAACAGTAACACGAAATGATATTACCGCAGGTCCACAAACAATTGCAGCACTACGAGAAATGGGTGTAAGTGAGGGGATATTATCTAAAGCTGCAGTAGCCATCGATAAGGTAAATACGCAACAAACAATCGATAAACGTATTGTAGGTGATGTAGATACCTATGGTGAAGATGATGCAAGTATCGAAAAAGGTGCTGATGCGTTTATTGCTAGTCTACCTAAAGCAGGGCAAGGCGGAAATTTAAATATAGCTGCACTTGATAGTGCGGTTAATGAACAGTTAGGTAAGCCGTATCTGCTTGGTGGTGATGGTGGTGAAAGTACAGACTGTGGCAAATTTACGCTTGATGTGTCCGCAAAAGCTGGTGTTACTCTTAACTATCGCACCGCAGATGGCCAGTACTTACAAGCTGAACAAGAGGGTAAACTCATACATGATATATCGCAAGCACAAAAGGGCGATTTAGTCTTTTGGCACGTTCCAAGTAATGAGGCTAGATGGTCAACTAGTGATGATCCAAGTGCAGTTAATTCTGACGATAAAGCCTATAAGGGTGTAACTCATGTAGGGGTTTATATGGGCGATGGTAAAGTTGCACAAGCTGGTAGCGGTGGTGTGTCTATCGTAAGTACTGATATATATCCAATCGTTGGTGTAGGTAAGTTTAGCGGTAGTGCTAAAGGCTATACAGACGGCGAACTCTTACAAAAACGAGAAGAGTATATGAAAGCCTATAAGGTGGAAGTATCAAAACGTAAGAAAGCAAGAGCAGAGGCACTAGCACGGCAAAAAGAGGCTATTCAACTACAACTAATAGAAATGGGTAAGAATGGTGCATCTAGTGGTGAAATGGCTAATTTCTTAGATAATGCTATTGGTGATAACAAAGAATTGACACTAGCATTTGGTTCACAAAGAAATCAATTCATGAGAGCAAATGAAAGAGAACAACAAGCTGCTAACCAATCATGGGGAATGAATGAGATACGTTCTATGGTTGGTAATAATCGACCACAAGAGGAAATCTTCAAATTCATTGATGATAATCATATTAATTTATCATTGGAACAATACAACTCATTACGTAGAACAGTTAATGACCGTGATAACGGAACTGGTGATTATGCACCAGAGTTAGCCGGTGTGAATTATGTTCTTAATGATAGTTTAGAGAACATGAACGAACAACAAAAGGGGTTAGCACGGTTAGGCTTTAAACAACAAATGGGTGCATGGGTATCTAAGTTTAGAGCATCTGAGGGGAGAGAACCAACAAGTACTGAGTTAGATTGGGCTGCACATGAAATAGCAGGTAATACAATAATAGAAACAACAAAAGTAGAACACTTCTGGCAAAATGGAGATAATTATAAAACTAATACATCGATGGCTATGTTGGCTGGTGATGGTATTGTTAATTGGAAAGTACTTGGTGATACACATTATATAAGACTTTATAAATCTAATGGTGATTTTGAAGATATGGATGAGGGTACATTCCATGCTAAGTATAATATTGAGGGATAGGTGGAAATATGTCTAATAACCCATGGAAAATAGAACAACAGAAAATCAACCCATTTATTAACAAGGATGGCGATCATGGAGAATTAGGCACACCTGTTAATGGAGTTGTAGGTAATGCGGTAGATGCAGTAAAACAAGTAGGTAATGCGTTAGGCAATTTAGCAGATGCACCTTATCTAGTCGATACAACTGGTAGTGGTAAAGATAGAACTTTACAGACTGTATCTACCATTGGCGAGGCTTTAAAGGAAAACCCTATTATAAATAACCCAGCCTTGCAAGCTGCATCCGCACGTTTTATCTATGCAAGTAATGATGCGGTAAAAGCTAATGCAGCACTAGACTATGCTAATAAACTGAACATAGGTGCTGATGTTATCTTGAATAGCGGTGAAACAGGGTTTACGAGAGCAGCTTATCTTGCTAATCAAGTAGATAGAGGGCGAACAGTACAATCGCTATATGATGAGTACCCAGAGTTATACAAGATTAAATATGGTTCACAATCAGAGGCTATATATAGTTTAGATAACTTGCAGTCTATCAAATCTACTCATGGCATATGGGATAGCATCCAACAGAATATATGGTCTATCAATGATCAGATGAAATTGGGCGATGCTGGTTATGAGTTATCTAACACTACTGACCCTAAGAAAATCGAAGAATTAACAAACGAAATTCAACGATTACAATCTAACCTTTCAAATTATCGTCATGCAGATGGTATGGATGTTGCACAATCGGTTATCGGTGAAACCGCTGGACAAGGCTACATGATGGCTAAACAAGGCGGTATAGGTGCGGTAGCTGGTGCAGTTGCTGGTGCATTAATCGGTGGTTTAGCTACAGAGGGTGTAGGTGCAGGTGCTGGTGCTGCTACTGGTGCTAAATGGGGTGGCGGTGCTGACATGGCACGGAATATGTACAAAATGTCATTTGGCAATAAGTACATTGAACTCACTCAAAAGAAAGATGCGAACGGCAACCGAGTATACACAGACCAAGAGGCTAATCAATATGCTATGTCTTACGCTGCTATTGATGCAGGTATTGAGTTTGCAGCAACTGCAGCTATGGGTAAAGCCTTTAAAGCAGTAGCCCCTAAAGGGATGATTGCAAAAGCTATTAGTGCTGGTGTTGGTGATACTGTTAAAACCTTTGATAGAGGTATTGGAACAACTGTTGCACAGATGGCTAAAAATTCCATTAAAGCTGGTGTACCTGAACTCTTTGAAGAGGGTTTGCAAGATGTAAATGAAAAGGTACAACACAACCTAACACGCAAGGATAATGACTTAGAGGGATATTATAGCGTAGGTGATATTGCTATAGGTTCATTAGATGCAATGAAACAAGCATTGCCAGCGGTAATCGGTTTTGGTGCTATCGGTGGTGCGGTAGGTGGTGTGCGTACTGCAAAGGCTTTCCGTGATTTTCAAAAGCTAACACCTGAACAACAACAAGCAGCAATCATCGCTGAACAAAACCGCAATGGTGCAGTTATTATGGATAATGTTCGTAAGGATAGCACTACCAATAAAATCGCAAAAGAAAACCCTGAACTATACGGAAAAATCGTACAAGCACAGGGCGATAAAGTAGGTGTATCAACTCAATATATAGATGTATCGGAATTAGTACAATCTGAAAACGGACAACTTGCTATCCGTGATATGGTAGATAACGGCTTGGTAACACAAGAAGAAGTGAAAGCAGCTATCGAGGCAGATGCACCTGTTGAAATTCCTATTGGTAGTTATGCCCAAGTATCTATGAACTTATCCGATGAAACAGTAGATGCATTAAAACAAACATCATACTTTACACGTGGCGGTATGTCATTGGCTACGCTAGAACGTGCAAAGCAAGAAGTAGATATAGCTAAATCTGTATTGAAAGATGATACCTCTAAACGTGCGGAACGTATCAAAGATGATATTATCCGTAATGAATTTGATGGTGCATCTGATGTAGATCGTGAAGTACTTAATGAGGTATTATCTGACCCTACAAACATTAAACGTAACTTTAATAACTTATTGCATACATTAAAAGAAAAGTATAGAGAAACCTATGCTAGTGATTTTGATAATGCGGATAAATCTATCAATGATGCGGTAAGTACTGGTATTGAACCACAATGGTTAGTTGATTATAAAGCTAACAATGGCGGTAAAGCACCACGTACTAATGCAGAACGTAGACGAGCAGCCTATGAGTATAGCCGAGCAACTACAACGGCAAGCCTTGATGGTAACGCTGATGCACTAGCACAATCTGATGCACATTATGCAGATATGGAACATATGTTGATGCAGATTGAAAGTCTAGAGGCTATGAAAGATAAAGTCTTTGAATTGGCGAATAATGACATAGCGTTACGGATGCAATTATCTAAAAGTGGATATGATGTATACAACGAAGTAGTTAAGGCTATTAGCGAAAGCACAAATAGAAAACAACGTGAAACTGCAAAAGCAAATGCATTATTGATGGCACAACACGCTGATATAATGGCACAATATATGCGACAAATGGGCAAAGGCGGTTATACCGCTATGGATTATTTCCGTGATAGCGTGCGTATCAACATGAATGCTGTTTTAGAAAACCAAAAAGGGTATGCGCAACCATTGGCAATGCATCAAAAATTACAAGCCGATATAACTCAATGGGGAAAAACGCTAACTGATTTACAAAACGGAACGCTTAAACAAGGTGTAAATAAAATAATGTCAGCACCTTTAGTGTTTAGCACAATTAAAGATCCTGACTACAAATTTACAACTGGTGATGTTTATATAACAACGAAAATGCTTAATAAAGTATTTTCCACTAAGCATGCACATAAGTTTGACTTGAATGTTATGAAACAATTACCGGGTGCGTTATCTAATCCGATTGCAATATTCAAAAACTTTGACCCTGTTGCTAATGCATCGGTAAAAGGTGAAATTATTGCCGTTGTTGAATTAAGAGATACGCAAAATAACCTTGTTCATGTGCCGTTGGTTTTTGATGTTCAAAGCGGAAGAAATAGCTATCAAACTAGGGTTAAAAGTATATTCCCTAGAGTTAATACTACATGGTACTCTAATGCGATAAATAATGGCGATTTGTTATATGTTAATACAAAAAAAATAAACCAACTAACAGTCAATAACGTCCAATCAAGCGGACAAATGAGTGTTAGTTGGTCTAATATTATTAATAGTATACCAAACGAAAATGATTTAGACAAGCTCCGAAAGAAACATAATTATCAGTATTATCAATCCGCATGGCATGGTTCACCACATGATTTTGACACATTTGATTTAGGTGCTATTGGTACTGGTGAGGGTAATCAAGCACATGGATGGGGCTTGTATTTTGCTAAAGATAAAAAAGTATCCAAACTATATAAAGAGGTATTGAGTGAAGCACAAGGTTCTAACAAAAGCAGTTTATTTAAAGTAGAAATACCAAATGAAACAGAGTTATTACCAGAGCAATATCCTATTTCTGGATATAGTCGATATGTAAGAGATAGCTTGAAAAACGGATTACATAAAATGTCAGAAGAACAACTGGAACGTTTTACAAGTCTATTAATTAAATATCACAAAGGGTCTATTATTGGTGATGAATGGACAAATAAATACACACACTTTATGGATGTAGGGTACATAATATCTGAACTACATAACAAAAATAAAACAATAAATGACATCAATAAAATTAAAAAAAGAAATATTGATAGATTTTTGAAGTCAGTAGGTATAGATGAAAATATTGATACCATAGCTGGTAATGAAGAATTATTGGAAGCTGTGTATAAAAAGTTTAGATATGATCTATATTCGCAATACGAGAAAGAAAAACAGTTAGAACGAGAACGTGAAGAAAAAGCTATCTCGAATGTTAAGACTGATGTATATGGTGCATTAGAAAAAACAAATATTGATGGTAAACAGTTGTATTCGTTTTTATCTCATGCACTTAGTAATGATGAACATTTTAATCTTCATAATGTAAAAAATGCTAAAAAAGCTAGTGAATTTTTAAATAGTATCGGTATAAAAGGCATCTACTACGATGGCGAACAAGACGGACGATGCTATGTAGTGTTCGATGATAAAGCAATCAAAGTCATTGAAAAGTACAACCAATCTATAAACGGCATGACCGAAATCATGAAAGATGGTGAACGCATTATCAGCATTTTCAAAACTGCAGATAGAAGTACATTCTTACACGAGATGGGTCATGTTTTCTTTGATGATATACAAAAATTAGCATCTATGGAAAACGCACCTGAGCAACTTGTAACAGATTGGAACAAGTTGAAAGAGTGGAGCGGTTGGGTTGATGGTGAAAACGTAGATAATACGAAAGCACACGAAAAATTTGCACGAGGTTGGGAAAGCTACTTGCGAAGTGGTGAAGCACCAACAAGTACATTGCAAAGAGTATTCCGTCAATTCTCCAAATGGCTAACATACATTTATCGTAGCGTTCAACGATTAGGTGGTGAAGTACCATCTGATATTAAAGATGTTATGGCACGTATGATCGCAACCCAAGAGGATATTGAGGCATACGCAGAGCAACAACAACTTGAACAATTCGAGAAAACAGAACTCTATAAGCAATTATCCGAGCAAGACCAAGCACGGATGCAGTCTTACATAGCAGAGGTTAAAGAAAAAGCAAAAGAACGTGTAATGCGTAAGTTGATGAAAGAACTTGATAATAGACCTATCAAGGAATGGGAAGAAGAAAAGGATGCTATCCAAATTGAAATCGAAAAACGATTGATTGAGCAATATCCTATCTACAAAGAGCATCAACGATACAACGTGTTTGGTGCTGGTGCATTGAAAGATACACAGTACAACTCTATTGAAGAACTAGAGAAAGCGGAAGTAGAACAAACTGGTGCTACATTTAACGATGCTATCAATCAAGAAATGGACAATGCGAAAGCGGAGTTTATGAGAGATAACAACGTAGGCAAAACCAACGAACAAATCGCAGAGGAAATCTTACTATCTACACAAGGTCAGATGAAACTTACTGAAGAGGAAAGTAAGATTATCCAACAATCTACTAATCGTGAACTAGCAAAGAACTGGGAATTGTTAGAACGTATTCGTAAACTAGACCCTAACGCAGAAACAATCGATACAGAATTAGACGAAATCGAAAAAGAGGTTAAACCTACTAAGTACGATATTCTTAAATCTGATAAGAAAAAGGTAGATGCTGCACTTATTGATACAACAAAAGAACTTGAAAAAGCAGAACGCTTAATCGAAAAGTTGAATAATGAAAAAGCAGAACTCACAGATAAAGCAAGGGAACGTGAGAGCGAACTAAAAGATAAGAATAGTGAGTTATCTAAACGATTAACAACTATTACTAATCAACTAGATCGTGCTATTGAACAAAAAGAACGATTAGTAGAACGCACACAAGAACGAGCAGAAAAACAAGAGTTAAAAGCTAGTGAACGCATCGAAAAGTTAAAAGATGAGTTACAAGACCGCATCAATAATGTACGTTCTATTCGTGGTGCTGGGTTAGGTACTATATCCGATTACATGAACAGAGCAAGAAAAGAGTTAGGTGAATTGCCTATCTCTAATGCGGTACAGTTTAAAACGTATCAAAATAAAGCAGTTACTGCTGGCAAGAAAGCTGATAGAGCATTGGCAAGTGGTAAGGTCGATAAAGCACTAGGATATAAACGTGAACAGATGCTACAACAAGCAAGGGCAAGAGTAGCGTTTGAAAACTTTGAAAAGTCCAAGAAGTTGCGATTGAAATTGAAACAACAATTACAACGTATGACACGACCTAAAAACCCTATTGCTATTGAACCTAATATGCGTTATTTCTATTCCCATATGGCTTACCAAATGGGTTTAACCAAGTACGATGGACTAGCACCTACTGATGGTTTCGATATGAACACAGTATTATCCGCACTTGATGTGGATGCACTCATTCTTAACCAACAATCTATGGTGCAGTTGCAACCTTGGATAGCGGAACTGTTTTACTCTAAGACACCTAAATCTTTCAAATCAATCACGATGAATGAGTTGGAAACCTTAGAGGAACTCATGACTGGTATGTATAAAAATGGCAGAAATGAGTATGAGGGTACAACTATACTAAATGATGAGGGTAAAAGCGTATCGTTTGAAAATGCAGTACAAGAAATCATCGGTGAGGCTACCGAAACATTTGGTGGTGCAACTGGTGATGTGTTTAACATTCTTAATAACCAAACGAAAACAGATGCAGTTAGTGGCAAGTTATATGGTTTCCACCTAGCATTGATGAAAGTTGAAACATTCCTAAGACGAATGGGTGGCGGTAAAAACGGCTTTGCAGTTAAATACATCTATGACCCAATCAGCCGTGCAACGCAAGCGTTCAATGAACGTAAGGAAGTATCAATGCGTAGATTGGCTAAGGATATAGGAATATATTCCAAGCGTGAGTTATTCAATATGCGTAATGAACATCTATATACAGTTGGTAACTTGTATGGACTTACTAAAGAGCAGTTAATCATGATTGCCCTTAACTGGGGTACTGAAAGCAACCGACAACGTGTTATGGAAACTACAAAGGCAAACGAGGTTGAAATTGAACGTGCGTTCCAAGAACACATGACTGATAAGGACTGGGAGTTTATTATTCGCACATGGGATCATATCAATTCATTCTTTGATGAACGTAGTAAGGTTCAAGAGGAATTATACGGAAACCCATTAAAGAAAGTAGAGGGCTTGACATTCTCTATCGGTGGTCGAAACATTGAGGGGCAATATTTCCCTATTGTTTACAACCCTAAAGTCAATGCATCTGTTAGCGATAACCAAGTTGAAGATATTGCAAAAACTATGGTTAGTAGTAATGCGGTTTGGGGTACTGGTATGAGTGCTACTAAATCACGTTTAGATGTGGTTAAGGATAAATCATTGTTGCTAGATTTTGATGTAATTCCTAATGCTATCACAGAGGCTATTAACCACGTTACTATGCGAAAAGCAGTAACCGATGTTAATAAGCTAATCAGTAATAGAGAATTGCAAAACTATATCGTTGATAAATTTGGGGCAGATACTTACCAATTCTTGCGCACTTGGGTTCGTGATAATTGGCAAGATGAGGCGGCAAAAACAAACGATATAGACCGCTTAATTCTTACATTGAAGAAAAATACAACAACAGCTGTTATGGTTGGGCGTGTATCAGTTGCCTTGCAGAATGCGTTGAATATTCCAGTAGCGTTTTATCGAATAGGTATAGGCAATACTATTAGAGCGGTTAATCATGCTGGGTTAGGGTTCTATGGACATGGGACTACAACTTATAACAACACTAGAGATTTTGTATTGGAACAATCAATCTTCATGCGTGAGCGTGTACAAACTTTAGATAAGGACTTGAAACAAGGTTTATCGATTGCTGGTAAAGGCTTACGTTTAGGTGATACAAATGTAGGTGGTTATAAGGTAGAACAACTTGCAAATGTTCGAGATGATATAAACCAAATGGGGTTTAGATTACTAACGGAAACAGACTTTGCTTTATCAATTCCAGTATGGAAGTTTGCATATGATCAAAAGCAAGCGGAACTCATCGGTAAAGAGGGTGTAAGTCCTGAATGGATAGAACAACAAGCAATCGAGGCTGGCGATAGAGCAGTCCGAGATATATTTGGTAGTGGTGATACAAAGGATGCTGCTGCTATTCAACGTTCACGGTCTATATTTACTCAATTATTCGTTCCGTTCTATTCCTACGCTAACACCTTGTACAATATCATCACAGAGGGTAACTATGCACGGAAAGATAACGGCGATTATGCAAGGTTTGTTAAAATGCTATGGTGGTCATTGGTAGCTCCAGCAATAGGAATGATGGCTTACAAAGCTATGACGAATGGCGATGATGACAAACCAGAAGATTTAGCTAAGTCATTTATTGAAGAGCTAGTTTCACAAGGTACTATGGGTGTACCAATCATCCGTGATATGTCAAATATGGCTATGAAATATATTCTAGGTGAAAAGGTATTCAATAAAGGTAATAGCGTTATGGCTTTGAGTATCGTTGAGAAATTCTACGATTTAGGCAATGCAATTATGAGTGATAAAAAAGATGGTATCGATGTAGGCAGAAGTTTCAGTCAGTTAGCAAACAGGGCAACTGGGTTTAGTGATACTGTTACTGACGGCTTGTGGACATTAGCTAAATATGCGTTCACAGATACTGATGCAGCACTAGAAGATGTAATCATGGCTATAACATTTGACCGCAGATTAAAAACTAAAAAAGATAAAAAGAAGCATTGATAAATAAGGACTATCCATAATTGGTAGTCCTATTTATATACAACTGAAAGGGGATGTTAAATTGACACCAGAAGTTTTGAAACCATCTGTAGTGTATCAATGTGATGGGCGGAATAAGAAGTTTATTTTCCCATATGATTTCGTGCAAATTGAGGATATTAAACTAACTATCGTAGATGAAGATGGTACAGAGGCGGTACAAGTAGGCAATATCGATTATGACGAAAGCACCAAATCGGTAATTTACCCAGCTAATGGGGATGCACTAGCCGTAGGGCAAAAGGTTATCTTGGAGCGTAAAACACCAATCTCACAAGATATGGACTTACCGGACGAATATCCATTCGAGAACATCGAACACGCAACCGATAAGATCATACTCATCTTACAAGAGATGAAAGCAGAACTAGACCGCTCTTTAAAAATTCGAGTTGATAGCGATAAGAACGCAAATGAAGTTGCAAAAGATATTGTTGAGCGTTCTGTAAAGGCTGCTAATGATGCAATTAATGCTATGAACGTAATTTCCGAAAAGTCCGATAAGATTAATGCTAATGCAGATATAATCAACAGATTGGGCGAAGAAATCAAAACGATAGCATCGACTGTTGATGATAAATTGGCAACCGCTAATACGGCACTTGATACATCCTCAACTAATGTTGCTACTGCAGAACGATTGGTTAGAGATGCTAAGGCTTATGCAGGTCAAACAACTGTTGATAAACGAGATATTAATAACCTTGTAGACCAAGCTAAGACTTTAAAGAATGATATTGATAACAAACAAACCTCTATTGCAAGCAACGCTATCAAGGCAACTGATGCTGCTAAACGTGCAGAAGTCGCAGCAAGTAAAGCGGAACAAATCGCCTTGCCTAATGGCGGTGGTTTGATTACAAAAACCGAAGCCGATACAAAGTTTATTCCTAAAGATAGCTTGTACGGCATCGTTTCCGTAAAAGACTTTGGGGCAGTTGGTGATGGTGTAGCGGATGATACCGCAGCATTTAAACGTGCTAATGACAATCTTAAAAATAAGATATTGTTAGTACCTAATGGCATCTACAAAATTAATGAACATCTAACTTTCAATACTGTTGATAGTGTCATGGATATGGGTACGTATAGCAATGTAAAACCATTCTATCCTACTGAAACACCAATGCTTAAAGGTTCATCCAATATTGCGTTTGTGAAAAATATTCAATATGGCGATGAAGTAAACCAATGTCAGGGGTTCACCTACAACGATAAAAAGAATGTGTTTGTATTAGCATGTATTAATGGTGATGGCACTAATCAAGTGTTATATGAACTCAATTCATCCACGTTTGAGATTGTAGGAACATACAAATTTAATGACCCTGATAAGATGGGGCATTGTAATACTATGTGCTACAACAAGAACACTAATAAGATTTATCTTGCAAACGGCTTAAAAAATGGTAATAACCTAACAGTACTTAATGCTGATACAATGCAATATGAACGCACTATCACATTGAATGAACGTGTATTTAATATTGGTTATGACCCAATCACACGAACTTATGTAAGCATCGTACCTATTAGCGGTCAACAACGCTTGCGTGAAATCAATTTATACAACGATGATTTCAAGAAATTAAAAACATATCAAGTCGATTATGAATATGATGATTTCAATAACAATGGTGCTTTCATGTTAAATGGCTGCATCATGAGTGCAACGCTTGGCAGTTTGGTTGAATGTACTCCGTTTGGTACTGTTAAACAGATTATTGAAATCAATAGAACTACTGAAATCGAAGATATAGCTTATTACAACGGAAAATTCTATTTTGCAGTTTTAACAGAAAAACCAAACAAGCGACACCAAGTAGATATTTATGTTGGTGATCCAAATAAAGACTATCAAAACTCTATCAATACTGCACGATTAGCAACGCTTGATTATCTCAAACTAGCAGGCGGTACATTAAGTGGCGCACTTAAAATGGCTAATAATACCTTAATCGAGGGTTATAAACCTGACGGACATGGTGTTGGTATGGCTAAGGTATCTACCAGCGGTAACGTAGAACTTGGCGATAACTCCGTTAATACGTTTGTTAAAGGTAAGGAATTTAAACACTATGATGGTACAGATAGTTTCACAGTACTTACCACCAAACATTACGGAACGGCTATTTATAAGAAAAAGGATGTAGACGATAACTTTGTTAAGAAATCGGAAGTAGACCAATTAGGTTTTCCGTACTCTAAAGTTGATGCAGCGAAAGACTGGAACACATTCACAGAACAAGGTGCTATTGAAATCAACTTTGATGGTGGTGCTAATAATCCACCACGTTCGCATAAACAAGGTATGTTAATTGTAATGAACTTTGGCAAAGGTAAGATGATAGACCAAACTTTCCATGCGTTCAATGGTGAAACATACCACAGAATGTTTATGGCTGATAAATGGAAATCTTGGGGGAGAGTACAAACATCATTAAATAGTCGATTGAAATTGTGGAGTGCTAATGGTGGAAATGAGGTGTATGTTGAATAATGCCTAACTTAAAAGTTAAGAAAGGAAATGATACATTAACATTTGGACTGACCGATAATGTGCGTGATGTTGGTGATAGACGATTAACCTTTGTGATTGGTGGTAAAAAATATTATGCACGATTGGGCGATACAAAGACCGCATTTGTAGTGCAACGCACATCCAATGGTAATAAAAACTATATACAAACAAGTCCAATTTCCTTTAAACCATGGGGGTGGTCGAAGTACCCAACCGATGTGAGAGGGACTGAAAAAATGTTTGTGTACTTACCCAAAGGGAGATATAGGGCGACTGTATATGCTATTTCTGGAGATAGCAACGAATTTACAATAACTGAGTCAAAAGACATTGAAGTCAATGTATCTGTTTCTACTGGTCTTATATCAAAGGCTACATTCAATATTGACGGATGGAGAAGAGAAATGATGACAAAGGATAGTAATTTGAGCATCCAGATAGAACGAATTGGAGAGTAAACATGATTGAAGTATTTTTGCCACCACCATTTGTGGTTGAGGTTTTTAATGTGAGTGAGGCAATTAGAATTTCACTAGCCATATTTACAAGTGTTGTATTAGTGTTTGTTGATACATTCTTGCGTGTCTTAGTTGAGGCACGCAATTTTAATTTGGCTACTAATAGAGAATTAACCATTAAGAATATGTTCCTTGCGATTATATGGCGAGGATGGGCGAGTGTTGAAGTTAATGGTAAGCAACGCAGATTTTTAGTAAGTGGAAAACTACGAGCAGATATGATTAAGAAATTAGTTAAGTCTTATCCTTGGTTATTCCTCTTATCATTCATCCTATTAACATTGCCGGATGTGGATATTCCTATGTTAGGTCGTATTGATGTGTTCTTGTCTACGCTACTATATCTAGTGCCTATTATGGTTGAGTTAGCATCTATTGTGGAGAATATGATTGAACTAGAATTTGTAGAAAGTGCATGGTTTAAACGTGCGATGAGTTTGGTTAAAGAGTTGATAGCGTTCGTTAAATCAATAAAGGATGCGATTAAATGAAAATTAATTATGAGGACACTATAACCTTAGTGGCACTAGCAACCGCACTAATCATGACTATTTATCTTGAACAGAAAGATTTGGCAAGTGTAATAGTTGGTGTGTTAGGTGGTTATATCGGTGCTACTGGTGGTGTTAAGCGTTCCCAATATATGAAAGAACAAGAAGTAAAAAAGGAAGATACTGGGTGCTAATATTAGCACCCTCTTTTAGTAAAGGAGATATGAATATGAAAGTTGGTAAATATTTTGATGAAAGCGAATTTGCGTGTAAATGTGGCAATCACGGATTTCATGATGATGGCACACCTTGCCTAGACCATGTGATTGATAAACGATTGGTGGATTTGCTAGATGCAATTCGTGAACGCTTGGGTGTTCCTGTATATATTTTAAGTGGTTATCGTTGCCCTACCCATAACGCAGAAGTAGGTGGTGTATCTAACTCTCAACACGTTTTGGGGACGGCTGCAGATATTACATACGATGGAATTGATGTAGATTATTTAGCATCCGTGGCGGAAGAGTGTGCAAACGAAGTATTGGGTGAGGGTGTTGGCATTGGTAGTTATTACTACCAAGATTTCGTGCATGTAGATGTACGTGGTTACGATGCAAGATGGAACGATTTAGACTAAATTTAATTAAATGAGGTGTAGGCCATGTTAATTAGTAAGTTAGTACAAACTATCAAAGAACACTACAAACTAGCCGTAGCGGTTATCCTATGCGTTTTTGTCGCTATTGTAGGTGTAGTGATATATCATTACAAACATAAGCAATTAGAAAAGCCTGTTGTAATTACACAACAACAAGCTAAATCACCTGTAGAATTATCAAAAGCAATTCATGTTAGGGAACAACAAGCACAAGAGGTTGTTTCCATTAAGGAAAGAACTCAACCAGTAGCGACTTATTACACGCAAGCACCTACTGTAGAAAAGGCTGCAGAAAAGGTGAAACATGATATTGCACATAGCAACCCTAATTTGCCTAAATCAGTAACAGAAAAATCTGATAGAACTGCAGTAGTTGCTAATACAGATGAACAAAAGGTTGATGTATACAAAATCAATCTGAATAAAGAACATAAGATAAAAGCTGGTGTTACTGTGATTGATAAAAAGATGTATGAAACTATCGGTTATCAAGCTGGTAGAGTTGAAATGCTAGGGCATTTTGAGGGAACACAATTTAAAGGTGGTAGTGTACTTTATACAGTAAAGGCATGGTGATCTAATCTATCTCCGAGTTACACGGTTTGTAACAATCAACTGTTAGTTGACAGTTGGGGTATGGTTTGTGAGTAGAACTAGATAAACAAATTGAGGGTAGCGTAATTGCTACCCTCTTTTTTTGTTGCCGTCAAAAATTCGTCAAAAATTGATTTTGAAATATGATATTTTCTGTAATTGTTTTAGAAAACCACAATATAAAACTTTGATTATTACAACCTATTTTGAAATTTAAAATAAAATCAAGCAATATAACCTTTTATGATCGTTAAGATTGTAAGTTTAAAGAAGTGCTTATTTACTTTATCTTTTTAGTACGATGCTTTCAATTCGTCAAAAATCGTCAAAAATTTTATTTAAAAATATTAGCAACTGCATTTGATGCTGCTGCTTTCATTTCATCGTTATAATGCACATAGGTTTTCATAACCATTTGTGGTGTATCACCAAGTAATGATGATACAGTTTTCACATCTAGTCCATTTGCTAATAGCTTTGTAGCATATGTGTGTCTAAGATTGTGTGCGGATAGGTTATTTCCAAAGCGTTTTAAGTAGGTGTTTATTTGCCATTTAACACCATTCTTTTTGTATGGGTTTAATACAAGGTCATGTTCAAACTCTAACTCATGTGATTTATATTCTATTAGTATGTTTTCTAATATAGGCGGAATTGGCAAAATTCGCACCGAATTGGCTGTTTTGGTTTTCTCAAAGGTGATAACACCTTTACGGAATGAAAGTTGCTTGTTGATGTGAATTTGGCGATTTTCTATGGATATATCATTCCAAGTTAGTCCATACACCTCACTAAACCTCATGCCAGTATATCGTGCTATTTGTAAGAAATAATAGGCTTGTGGATATTTCTCACGCATATACTTTGCGAATTGGTTTAAATCTTCATCTGTTATCGTATGGATCATACTCTTACGTTCAATACGTGGCAACCTAACACCAGTACATGGGTTATCTGAAATAATCTTGTATGGGTTTATTGCTATATAGAATATCCTTTCTACTACCTTATAATACGAATTAATGGTAGTAGGTGATGTAGCCATTTTATTTACTGCATTTTGAATGTGTAACGGCTTAACATCTGACAATTTCATATTGTGAATAGAATTGAACGCACACACCGCATGGTTATACATAACCAAAGTACTATGCGCAACGTGTGCCTTTTTTATTTCAAGGAACATATTCGCAAATTCCTTGAAAGTTAATTCTTTTAATTCTGCGTCTTTTGTAAGTAGTGCGGTTTTGTCTAATTCTTTAACTATAACGTGTCCGTATTCCTTAGCCTCACGTTTAGTTTTGAAACCCTGTTTAGACTTCTGTTTCCATTTGTAGCCGTCTTTGTAGGCTACGATGATTTGAAACCCTTTATCCTTTTTTCTTATTGTAAAGTTGTATTGCATAGTATACCTCACAATATATGTGTGTAGAAGTTTATTCCCTCAAACTCTATTTCCCTTGCGTGTGCCATTCGCTCCAACAAATCAATATTAGCGTGGCTGAACATATCATCATTTAATATATGACCTATCTCATGTAGTATACCCTTGCGTTGTACATCAATAGGTTTATCGCTATTAACTAGAATTGTATATGTTCCGTCATTATTTAACTTTAATATTGCCGTTTGTGTTTTCCGTAGCTTGATGTAAATCAGATTAATACACATAACAACACTCTCCGCTTTATAGTTAATTAAATATCATTATTCTTTTTAAAACGTGTAATTTCTTTATTAACATCAGTATTTATTAACATTAAATTTTTAGATTTTATTTTTATAGATGAATATACTCCAATAATGAATAGAATTATAAAATATAGAGTTGTTTGAGGGGCTATTGATAAAAAATATTTTTCTGGTAAAAAATACATAATAAAAATAATGAAAAAAATATTAATAAGTTGCAACCAATAATCGAATTTTGCGAATACAACCATTAAATAAACAGTCCAAAGAAATGCAAGTAACCAATATTCAAATTTAGCAAAACTCCCTAATGATAATGACACTATAAGTGGAATACTATAAATAGCAAGTTTGTTCCAAGAACTCATTTTATCTCCGCTCCCGTTTCTTTAATTTATCAATCAGATCAACAACAAAATCTATATCATCTTTTGACATGTCTTTACTAGCATCAAACAGTATGCGTAAATCTGGATTATCTTTAATCGCTTGTGCGTATTCTGACACAGACGAATCATTGTAGTACTGTTCGTTTGTATCAGATTTGTCCTCTATTAAATCTGATTTTTCTACACCAAAATAATTAGCTAACTGTTCTATTTTATTCATTCTAGGCATTTTAGTGCCATTAGCCCATGTTGAAACAGTTGATTTGTTTAATTTTAAATCGGCTACTAAATCGGCTTGTGTCTTTTTGTTTCTTGCTAATAAATTACTCAAATTTTTAGCAAATACCTTTTTGTAATCAGAATTCATGATAAACTCCTATTCTTCTCACCTGTATATTTCTATATTAATACTTAAAGTAGTAAACTTCAATACTATTTTTTAAAAAAGTTTACTTTTGGTATTGACATTCTACTTTAAGTAAACTATACTAATAGCATAAGAAAGGGGTGATAAATTGAAGCGATTGAAAATTTCATTGAAAGCAGCAAGAGTTAATGCAAATTTATCTCAAGAAAATGTGGCAAAGAAAATGAAGAAATCTAAAGTTACAATCAATAATTGGGAGAATGGTAAAACAGAAATCGACTACGGAAATTTAACTGAATTATGTAGATTGTATTCAGTAACTATGGATGATATTATTTTGCCTTATTAGTCTACTTTAAGTAGAAAAAAGAAAGGGTGAATAAAAATGCTAGTACAAAATCAAAATGATTTAAGAGTGGCAAACAGAATGTATGGACGAAAATTGCCTACATTCGGTTATGCAGGCAGAAATGATGAATACGCACAATACTGGCGGAAACTCATCAAGGCTAAATGGACTAAACGTAACCAATCAAGATGGAATAAGAAAATTATTCTATCATGGGTAAAGTTAGCTAGAACGGCTGACCTCCACGCAAGGAACGAAAAGCGATGGAGAGCCTAGTATACACGGCTAACCAAGTAGCGGAACTATTTCAAATTTCACTAACTGCAGTATATGACCTAAGAAATAAAGGTAAGCTGAAACAACTACCGAATGTAAGCGGTGTAAGGTTTAGTAAAAAAGAGGTTGAAGCACTAGCAGGAGTTGAAAGTGAATATTCTGCTATTGGTTACAGAAAATTAAAAAACGAGGTAGAGCGGCTAGAAAAAGAAAACAAAAAGTTAAAGAGTGAAATAAAAAAAATCACCAGCCAAATGCTAGTGATTGTAGGAGAAGATTTATGAACATATTCGCAGAACTAAGAAGAATGGCTAACGCACATAAAGCGACTATAGAAAGTACAGATAAATTAACTGACGAACAAATTAGATCAGCTAAACAGTTTATTGGTAATGCCCTTAAATGGGATGCAGATAGTAGTGCGCAAATGGTAATTGATGCATTAGCTAGTAAAGGATATTACGAATGATTAAGTTGTGTTACGCACTACGAACAATAACAGGGTTACTTGCTATTGGTGCGGTGGGAAGTATAGAACTAGACCAAATAGGCTTATGGACTGGGTTTTTACAAATGATGTTAGGTATAACCACATGGCTATTAACCAGCTATTGGCTAGATGAATGTAAGATTTATGAAAATAAAAAAGTCCGCTAGTGAAAAGTGTAGAAGAAGTTTCAGCGGACTTTGTGTAGAGATATTGGAAAATACTCTACTTGTATTTTAACACAAGGAGAAATAAATGGAAATAAATTTAACACCTATAGTTAGTCAAAATCAACAAGTGTTCAAGTGGAACAAAGATGAAATTAAAACTTACTTTGAGGCACAGTTAGAAAAGTACAAAGGACTTGTAGTAACGGAAGAAAACTATAAGGATATGGTAAGTGCTAAAAATGAAATCGTTAAGTACAGAACAACGCTTGATAAATTCTGTAAAGAGAAAAAACGAGAACTCAAAAGACCGATTGAGTTATTTGAAGAAGAAGTAAATGAAGTATTGAAAGTTGTTTACGATGCAGAAAAGCCACTTGCAGAACAAATTAAATACTTTGATGAAAAAGAGGTACAAGCTAAAACAGATGCCATCAATAAGTTTATTGAAAAAATGGTTGAAAAATATGGAGTGCGTGAAGAGTACGCAAACCAACTTCAACATGATAAACGCTGGCTAAACAAAACTGCAAAGATGAAAGATATTGAAATTTCCATTGAGGGAATGATGATTGAAATTTCAAAGCGCCAACAATCAGATGATGATTATAAACAAATCTTAGCAGAGAAAAAAGGCATGATTGAGTTTGTTGTAGATACTTGTAACCAACAATACGAACTTGCAACACCAATCACATTTAATGAATGTTGGGATGCAGTAAAAGATATGCCACTAGATCAAGCTAGAGAGTTAATCAATGCAAAATTTGCAGAGCG